ATCTGTTTTCTAAGTGCATCTGGGCCAATGATAGTGAGTCGTAAGAACTCACTATCATCCGGTATACCCGTGTTTCCCATGAGCAGGAGCGCACTCTCCTTAGTAATCGCCCTTCCATTGTGGTAATAGGACTCTGGCCTACCCTTCATCTCAGATAGATCAATACCATAATTAGCGATCTTTTTTATAGGAAATAACTCCAAATATTTTTCTGGTATTGGGGTTGGCAACTCAGATGTTTTAAAATCACCTGTAGGTGTCATCTCCAAATAGATGCGCTCAGGGATCTTATACACCCCTACCTGCACAGTGTCCTGATATAGTGCCACCTGACGCGAATCGTCAGTGGGCACCCAACTAAATATGAAAAAGGCGAATAACAACATGAGAACTCCTAGCGTGGTACGGGTGGTGGTGGTGGTGCGAGCCAAACGAAGGCCCAACCATTAGAATCATTAGTCCATCTAACTTTAAACTCTTCTGGGGTCATCCATATTAACTCACCAGCAGTGCCGTTATTATCCCATATAGCTGCCCATTTATCATCTAGGTGGGCAAGGCATACCATGTGTGCAATGGTGCCAGAATAGCGCACCTTATCGCGTCCTGCGTAGGTGACAGCGGGCATTCTACCAGTCTTCAAAGCTAGCCTTAGAAGGTCTAGCTCCTTACCCTCGTACTGCACATATTCGGGTGTGTTCATACTAAGGGACTGGGAGTACTCTTTAAGTTGTTTATCAACCTTGCTGGGGTAACCACCTCCAGGCTTATTAGCACACCAACTGCGTAGGCCCCTAATCGTTTCAAGGTTAGACCACCTAGCTGCCATCTCTATAGAACTCATCACACACATACCCGCACCATCCACCCTAGACCCAATATTGGGGAGGTGTTGTGAGAGAGGGAAGTCAATCTGTAATGGTGTGGAACCGTCTGGTGCAATAGAACCACCTAGGGTAATAGACTCAACTGAGTCCACTAGGTCTGTGCCCCATGGTCGTTTTGGTTTAGGCTTATCGGGTGGTGCAATGTCGGGTATGACTGGGATCGGAGGTATCATCCTAGGGCGTAGCAGTGGAAGAGGGTCAAACTTCAGTGTTCCAAAGTAGACCTCGTTCGCAATAACTAGACCCGCTGCAAGTACTAGCATTCCAATAACTTTGTTCATCATGCTCTCCTGTTAGTGAGAAGGAATAAAACAAAGAACGCAATACCCCCGCAAGTTACTCCGTCTTTAAATCCCCACCAGTATATTCTATCAATAGTCCACTTTAAAGGTAGCAAAATATCCTCTAATAACTCAATTGGGGGAAGATCCTGAGGTGTCATGTTCGCTCCATTTCCCTAGTGGACACTTTTCAGTAGTCCAGCTAGTCTTAGGTTTCAAAAAACAGCCACAAACGCCACATTTATCTTCTTTTTTAAATTCGCAGTTATTGCATAGATGGAACCTGTCCTCTTGCACCTCTAGTGGTACCCGTGTGCAACCTGCAAAGCCCCATGTCACAATAGAGGATATAAGAGATCCAGCTTGTTGCAACATAGGTGGTACGACTATTGGCTCATCATCATCCCATGCCCGCCTGATGCGGTCATTGTGATGATAGTGCCAACATAGTTGACACTGGGTGGAGTCCCATGTTGAGTTTGGTATCACATTGTTGCAAACACAGGGTCTTGGCATGGTTCACCTAAACTTGTAAGTACATCTGGTACTGCATACTGGACATTCCCATTGTGTCGGTTCCAGTGTTGAAATTTAGAACAATCGTTTGTCCAGTAGTTACCGCAACACTTCCAGAGATATAAGTGTTTGCAGCGTTCACTGCACCCTTGTCCACACCGTTTACCAGCAGGTGACCCACCACACCATACCCACTGCCATCGGAGGTGCTGTAGGAGTAGTAAAGTGTCCCATTACCCGCAGCGGTGAAGTTGACTGTTTCTGTTGCACCGTATCCATAGATATACCCACTAGTTTGATCGTAGGAGTTTAGTCCGTTACCGGAGTGGTATCCAGCATTTGAACTCTGACTTACAAAGTTAAACCCGTTGGTGAGTGGAACTGGAGGATGCAATGTAACACTAGCTGTAGCACCTGCACCGTTTGAGGTTACGGCTCGTATTAGGACGGTGCTGTTCACTCCATTGGTAAGTCCGTACACAGAGATCTGACCGGGTGAGGAACTATAGGTGCTCGTCCATGATCCACCGTTCACATTGTATTCGTAGTTATTAATGTACGCCCCGCCATCAGATGTAGGTGCGCTGAAAGTTATTGAGGGGTAGTTCATGGAACCGTCCCCAGATGTACTAGCTGTGATAACAGGTGCTGATGGTACTGGAAGTGTGTATGTGAACAGTGTGTTTGCGCCATTAATACCACCGGGTGTAATTGCAAAAACACTAACCGCACCCGCAGCGTGTGCAGGGGAAACTGCCGTTACAGTAGTTGCGTTTACCACCGTTACGCTTGTGGCTAGTGCTCCACCTATGATAACTGCACTGGTTCCTGTTAGGTTTGTTCCGGTAAGTGTTACACTAGTGGAACCTGTGATAACTCCTGAGTTTGGTGCAATACTGGTAACAGTAGGGGATGGAGATGGGGATGGACTAGGAGTAGGTGTAGGAGTTGGTGTACTACCCGCAGTGTAGGTGAATAGTGTGTTAGCTACCGTAGCACCACCCGTAGTAGTGGCCTGTACATCCACACCAGCAGAGTGCGCTGGGGTGGTTGCTGTAATGGTGGTTGCGTTCACATAGGTGATATTGGTTGCTGCAACACCCCCAATTTTTAGTGTAGGGGATGGTGTGAAGTTAGTGCCTGTGATGGTGATTGCTGTACCACCCGCTGTGGTACCTGTCGCAGGTGTAATAGAGGTAATGGTGGGTAAGGGTGTTGAGTAGTACTCAGTCGCACCAATGGTAGGGGTTGTTGCAGAGCGTGCATAACCCCTTTGATCTAGTGCGTTGACGGGTGCTGCATTTGTTGCTGCTGCTGTACCTGCGTTGATAGCATTACTACCTGCACCAACCGCCATAGTCATTACGGTACCACCGTTGTTTTGTAGAGGCCCTAGAAGCGGAGAACCTGTGGTATTAGCTATGTTGGCTAGATCATATGTAGAAGCCGATCCTACAATATTGGTAGACTTTACATTAGCACTGCTATTGTTGGAATATGATCCAAAATCGTTGTAAGGTGTTCCCGTGTTACCTACGATAATACAGTTTTTAAGGGTCAGGCTGGTATATTCAGTACGGTTCAACCCACCTGCTGTGTTTGTAGAGGTGTTTCCTGAGATGGTGCTAGACAACACTGTATACGCAGATACTCCAGAAGAATCACTACCGTACAAAGCTAAAGCAACTCCACCTGTATTGCCTGTAAATGTGCAGTTGTACACAGTGGTATTTCCACGACCGTATGTTTGTGCGTTATACGCACCTACGCCCGTATTATTGGAAAAGGTGCAGTTCCCTATTTTGTCGATGACAGACCAAAGACCTATAAAAACACCTGAACCGTTAGCAGCAGTATTTCCAATAAATGAGCTATTGGTTATGTTGGTAGAACCCGGAAAATAAGCTCCGTTATAATAGGGAGCGTGGTAAATCCCACCCCCATTGGCAGTGGTGGAGCACCCGCTGAAGGTGCAACAATCTATGGTGAGGTTGCAAGCTATATTATAAATACCCCCCCCTTCAACTGGGGTTACCGTTGTTTTACCGTTGGATATGGTTAAACCAGTAATCTTTACATCAAGTACCGCAGTTGTTCCACTAATACGGAACACCCTGTAGGTGCTGTTCCCGTTAATTGTGAGTACGGATAACCCAGGTCCTGTGATGGTTACACTGCGTGTAATTCCAGGAAGTGCGGATGTTAGTGTAATCACACCTGTTACCGTAAACGCAATGGTATTTACACTTGATGTTGCATTAGCTTGTGTAAGTGCCCAACGCAGTGTTCCAGAGTCTGTAGTGTCTAGGAGTGAGGTTACCATGAACACTGTTTGACTTGCTGCAATGTAGAAGAAGTGGGTATTGGCTGAGTTAGTACCAGCGGATGTGGTGACTAAAACACTTGCACTTCCAACGGTACCAGCGGGTGTAGTAGCTGTGATAGTGGTGTCATTAACTACAACAAAGCTAGCTGTAGCACCACCTATGGTAACCGCAGTTGCACCTGTGAAACTAGTACCTGTGATGGTGACTGTGGTCCCGCCTGATGCGGGTCCACTGGTCGCAGTTACACTGGTTACAGTTGGTGCTGGGTGTGAAACAGTTGGCGTAGGTGATGGTGTAGGTGCGGGTGCAAGACAGTACCTGTGCCATGCAGTACCCGTCCATGTCCATGCCCTACCTGCAAAGGAGTAGATGGAGTTGAGTGCAGGTGTGAGTGGGAATACAAACGGGCCTGTGTTTGTGTCTGGTGGTGCAAGGCATGGGTTTAATGTTGGTGTAGGACTAGGTGTAGGCGTTGGTGTGGGAGTTGGCGTAGGTGTAGGGGTTGGTGTGGGAGTAGGTGTTGGTGTTGTAGATCCCCCAAAAAATACATTAAACACATACACATCTGTACCTAAAGTGAAAGTTTTTGAGTATGTGGTTCCGCATGGGCGCTTTGAAATTAAGGCACTTGCTGAAACTGAACCGCTGTTAACAAGGATATAAGTTGGCTCATTGTTCCCGTATGTATCGTATTGAAAAGCACAATAGGTGTTTCCTGTTAAAGTATTAGAATCGTAGTTTGTATAACTGGTTGTCCTTAAAGTAAAAGAAGTAAAGTTTCCTAAAATTACTCCGTTTTTTAAACAGTTTCCGCTTATTGGGATGCATTGTGCAACTGGTGCAAAATAGGTAAACAATGTATTTGCTGTGTTAGTTCCAACAGAGGTGGTTACTAGAACACTAGCCGTACCCGCAGCATGTGCACCTGTGGTTCCAGTGATGGTGGTTGAGTTAACAATGTTTCCATTAGTAAGTGCAACACCACCTACGGTGACTCCGGTTGCCCCAGTAAAGTTGGTGCCGGTAATGGTGATGCTAGTGCCACCTGCTGTAGATCCAGTAGTAGGTGAAATACTAGTCACGGTTGGGATTGGAGGTGCTATATATGTGCATGATAAAACAGCAACTTGAAATGTACCTATAGCTACGGTAATTTGGCTTAGTTGTTTTACATAATACAACCCAGCAACATTCCCAAAACCTCCAATACCCCCCCACATATTTGGTAAAGTTACAGTATTTCCAATTTGTAAACCCATCGTACTATAATCCGCATAGGGAGTAGTTTGTGAACCCCCAAACGATATACCCCACTCATCGGTAGACGATTTGTACAATAAAGCTGCCATTAGTGGCCTAGTAAAACCAACAAGATTTGATGCAATATCTCCACTATACATCCCTATCTGGCCCGCTTCATCCCAACTAATAAAACAAGGGCCAGGGGTTGTTCTAACAATTAAACCATTGTAGGTTGAGTAATCTGACCCGTATCCTGTCGAGCCAGCGTACCTATATGCAATTGCACCGCTTGCTGTATTAGCAAATACATCGGATCCTCCCATTGTGGGGGCGTTATTCATGAAATAAACTTTTTTCAAACTAGTGCAGTTTTTAAACGCAGTATCAGCTATATTTGTAAGTGGAGTAGTTAAAGTAATTTTAGCTAAACTTGTGCAGTTAATAAAAGCTGCAAGATTAATAGTGGTGAGATTATTAGGAAGTACAATTGACTTTAATCCAGTGCAATGACTAAAAGCCCCATTTGGGATCACAGAAATATTATTTGGTAGTACGATGTTATCTAAAAGCGGGCTATAAGAAAACGCACCTATTCCAAGGGTAAATGATGAGGAGGTGTTGTTTGGAAAAGTAATTCCAAGTAAATTGGGGCAATTTGCAAATGCTGATGATCCAATACTAGTGACAGCATATGGAATTATAACCGAAGACACTGTTGAATTTAGAAAGGCGTTATCTCCAATGGCTACAACCGTATAACCACCAACTTGTGTTGGAATATTTACAACACTATCCGAACCCGTGTACCCTGTTATTTGGCAAGTATTACCAGGACCATTCACAATACCTGCGTAAATATAATTTCCTGCACTAGGCATAATAGGATTCCTTAATTATTAAACTGCACCCAGGCTGTTTGGTAGTAGGTGTATTGAACCGCATCCGTAGTGTTAACCCATCTGTCACCCTGTGCTGGTGTGGCTGGTGCCGTTGCACCTGAGGTAAAGGTGTTTCCACTACCTCCACCACCACTAGAGCTTATAAGTAAAACTGGTGTACCTGTTTCATCCGCAACATATAGCTTTTTATCAGGTATGTTTATGCAGATCTCAAATGGTACTAAATCTGTAGATAGTGGAACCTTACCTGCAACAATACTGCGCCTAGGCTTGATAATGTCGGTGTAGGATAGGTCTAGCTCTAGTACGGCTGCTGTGAGTCCAGGTGCACCGAATGAGATAAGCACATGTGCCCCTGACGAGAATGTCAGGGCACTGAATATCACATAACCACTGGCGTTAGTGGATATTGTGGTTGTACCGCTTACATTAGCACCAGATGCGGTTACTACTACGCTCACACCTGCTAGTGCTATGTCATTATTGGTGGAGTCTTTTAACTGCAACCTAATAGGTATCTGTAGTGGCCTATTGATGTTCGCAGTGGTCGGTATGGGG